CCATCGACTTGCGGGAGGCGAACTGGCCCCCACCCCCACGGGGGGCGATGCCCTTCTTTACAACCCACTTATCTATCGAGCCGCGTAGCCTTCCCTTCGGGCCTGTACCCGATCCAAACCGAAACGGGGACCGCGGAGCCTTGGCCGAGGAGAGGGCACCCTTTACGCCTTCGTCTACAAATTGCCAGTAGTCGGCGCCGGGGAAGGAGAAGCGCAGGTTCAGGCTCTTCTCATTGCGGGCGACGCCCTGCTCGTATCGGATGGAGTTGTACAGGTTTCCGGTTACGACCTTATTGCGGGCCTTGAGGGAGATGCGGGCGCGGCGACGTACCTCCTTGCCCATCTTGCCCAGCTCCCTCATGGAGTTGGTCATGGGGACGCGGGTGCCGTCTATGGTTATGAAGTCCTTCACGCTCTAAAATAGAAAGCCCCGCCGAAGCGGGGCCGTCTGTTTGTATGTCGGAAAGGATCAAGAGTTCCATGACCGAGGACGCTTATCCACGTGGTACTTGCGGATGCCCCGTTCTGCGGCTTGGTAGCACTTCAGCTCCGTGTTTTCGCAGCAGCCAAACACCTGCGCTCCGTGGCTATTGTAAACAAACAACTCGTGGCGGGTGTATGGGCGGTGCATATCGGGGACCAAGGTCGGCACGTAGCGATAGGTCAGGTCCTCGGACTTCAGGGCTTCAATTTTTTCTGCGCGAATCATGGTTACTTTGTTTTGTGCGTTGCTCATGTCTCAAAGATAGGGCAAAACTTCAATTCACCAAACATTTACGCAACTTTTCTTTGCCTTTATGCAAATGCCGCGGCGCAAAGGTCGAGCTCGTTGCCCGTCTGCAGGCGCATCGAACCCACCCACCCCGTGAGCAAGTTGTCGAATCTTGCGGTGAACGGCTCGCAGTCTACGGGCAGCTCGATACGCACGTCACGGTTTACGTCGCTTTGGGCGGAGAGCACCTGGGCGTATTGGCTGACGATATCAATGAGCGTCCGCAAGGTGTCGGAGTATTGCTCCTGCGCGTCCGTCTGTCCGGGCAGAATCATATCCATGACGAGGATATCGAGGGAGTAGGTGAGGATACCGCGGTCGATACTCGCGCCGCTTATGTCGGCGTAGCAGATGGGGTACTTGTCTCCGGCCAGCTTCTGGATATCGACCTCACTCATCTCGCCCTCCTTAAAGGAGTTGATGAAGTAGTGGTCGAGGGCGATGGTGCCGAGCTCGTCGATTATTTCGTTGACTGTTCTCATGTGTTTATCTTTTGCTTTTCCAATAGGGCGCGGTCCTGCTCATACGCTAACCACGAGAGCGCCGTTTCGAGGTGAGTCCTTTCAACCTCCGGTAGTTTAGTAATGTCCTCCCCTGCGAGATGTACGAACGTGGCGAACCATCCGTATTTCTCGGATAGCTTGGAGCCTCCACCGCCTTGGAATAGCTGTCCAAAGCGGCGACTAATGCGGTCCCGGTACGCAAAAAAAAAGCGGCCGCACCAAGGGCGTGGGCCATCTTCATCTCTTTGAAGAATTCCGAGCGGTCCTCGCCGTCGTAGTCGGCGATACGGTAGAACTCTCCGTGCTCCTCTACGATGGGGCGGTAGAGGATGCCCATGACCTGGGGAAGGTTCTTATCCAGCGACTCCTTGCAGAGGGTTTCGATGTCTGCGAACTCGGCCACGGTAACGCGGGAGAGGTTCGGGTGGAAGCCGTAGCGCTGATCCAGTTCTATGATGCGCTCGACGGGGTAGTCGTCGGAATACTTGTCGAGGATGCCTCCTATCACTCCGCCTATGTGCTGGATATCGGCTTGCGCCATCGCCATCACTTCGTCCTCGGTGAGGTGGCAGAGTATGCAAATCGTTTCCACCACCTGCCGGAGCTCGTCCCCTTCGGGTATCGCTTGGATGCGCAGGTACTGGTCGACGGTGATGTCGTAGAGGTCCTCCGGTATTGTGATGGTCTTCTTCACGCTATCAAATAGACGAAACTACGACGCATAAAAAAAGGCCCCGGAGGGCCTGTACTTAGAAGTCTTTTATGTCTTCAAAGTTTGTTGGCGAAGTTAAAAGCCTCAGCGATTTGCTCAAGAGTGTGGCCTTGCGATTGGGACAATTCAATGGAGCGAGCTGCTTGATCGACGCTCAAGTCGGTGGCGGTCATGTAGAGGTAGAGGTAACGTGCGGTCATGTCGTTGTGTGTTTGTTTGTCGTTGTTGACATAGCAAATATACAACTATCTTTTGCATATCCTACTATAAAGGCAAAAATAATTTGCATTTATGCAAGGAAGTAAGATCCACTTCGGGAGGTGGTAAGCAGGTTGAGACATACGTACCGGACCGCATCGATGCCGTGGTTGTCTTTGTCGACGGGGCGGTTGAGGTTGCGCCCGTTCTTGTCCTGCTCCCATCGGTACGCCCGAAGTTCCTTCTGTAGCTGGGTGCTCTCTGCCGTCACGAGCAGCTTGTGCCTTCTCATAATGTCGATGCCCTGCCGTATCGAGTCCGGCCCCTTCCGTGCGGGCTTGACGTTGTGCCCCAACCGAAAGAGCTCCTCGATACTCTTCGGCTCGGCGCTGTCTGCGATGATGGTCTCCACGTTCAGCTTGTCCAGCTCCTCGCCGATGTCGGGGTTGGTGAGTCCGGTCGAGTACAGGCGCTCGTGGAGGATGAGCGTGTGCCCGTCTTGATAGACGTCGATGACGGCGGTGGGGTCGTTGGTAAATCCGAAGTCGAGGCCCGTCCCGATGCGCTTGCCGGCAATCTCTCCCACCTCCCACGTGAAGACGGCGGCCTGGTTTACGCCCCTCTCTCCGAGGCCGTAGATGCGCCAGTAGTTCGGGTCGGCTTCCTTGAGGCGTTCTATCTCTGCGATGGTGGCCCGGTCGAGGTAGGGGTTGTCCTTGTATGTGGTGCGGAAAAAGCTCGCATCGGTGCGGGGGATGACCTCCTCGTAAATCCAGTGATATTCGTCGGAGGGGTTGAAGTCGATGATGACCTTGTTCGTGGTCCGGAGCAGGAGCTGCCTCCAGTCCTCAAGGGAGAGCTCGTTGGCCTCGTTGATAAACAGGATTGACCTCTTGCGGCCCCTCACCTTTTGGGGTTGGTCTACGCTGATGAACTCGACGAGGTTGCCGAACAGGACGTAGTTGGCCTCTGACTTGTTGTGCTGTTCGGGGTTGTATGCGTCTTCCCTTTCGAGTATCTCGAAGAAGTCCCGCATGACCGAGGCGCGGAGGGCGGGGAATGTCTTCCGGGCGATGGTGATGACGGCCCCGGCGTTCTCGTTCTCATAGCACAGTTCGACCAGGGACTGAAGTATCGAGTACGTCTTCCCCGATCGGGTGCCTCCTTGGTGGACTTGGATGCGGGAGCCGCACCCTTTCACGTGGTAGTACGTGGCGGGCTGCCTCACGCAACGTCCGCGTTGTCATCGGTGAACCACGAGAGCGGCTTCTTCTCTGCCACGGCTATCTCTTGGCGCTCGATATACCCCCGGTTCTTGCCCTTGGTCTTCAGGTAGAAGATGGTCGCGGCGGGGTTGCCCTGGTCGATGAGCTTGTGCAGCTTGGACTCGGCGAAGTCAAGAGCTACCTCCGACAGTTCGTCCACGGCGGCCTTGTACTCCGCGTCGCTCTTCATCCATTCGTAATGGGTGGACCGATGTACGCCCGCCATCTTACACGCTTGCGTAATCACGCCGAGGGACTTCTCCAACGCTTCGAGCAGCGCCTTTTTTTTGTCTGTCGGACTTGTCGGATTCATGCCTCTCCAGGTTCAATGTACATGACCGTCTCCGGATTGGGGTAGGGCAGGGGTATTTCTACCCACCAACTATGAGCCCGGTCTGCTCCTGACATCCACACCTCAAAGGTAAACTCCTCAGTGAATCCGTAATGGTCTACGGTGTGCCTCCACGCTCCGTTCTCCATAAGTTGGAGGATGAGGTAATTGTCTCCTGCTGTAGGAGGGTCAAGGGTGCAGTGCCTCCACTTCATTTGTTCTGCGTCCATGTGCGTCTAATTATCGGGGGTCGTACCCTGCGTCGGCTTTGCCCTCAAATACGGGCTCGACGGTGAAGGTGTACTCGGCCCTCTTATACCTTCCTTGAATGCTTGAGCTTGCCTCGGTCCGGATGTGCCTTGCGAGCATGAGCTTTGCGACGGTCCTGCTGGATACGTACCATACCTCTCTCTCTTCATATTCCGGGCACGTAAACACCGCGCGATATGTCTCAGCCATTCAAGGCTAAATATAGCAGGATGGCAAGTACCCCCATATAGCCGTAGAAGGTGGCGCGGTATGCGTACTCTTTGCGGTTCACGGTTCGAGCTTGCCTTTGTAGTGTTGGATGATCTTCTCGGTCTCCTTGCGATAGAACTCCTTAAAGTCTCCGTCCTGGTCTTCTACCCAAATCTTATAGAGCACATTCCGGAGGCGCTGGCTTTGGCTCTTGGGCTGGTCGTATAGGTCGAGCTCTACGGCGTCGAGCTTGTCCACCTCGTCCTTGTTGAGTTGCTCTTGCCCTCTAAAATAGATAATGCCGTAGGTATCCACAAGCTGGTCGATTTCCATGATCTCGCCGCTGCTCTTCTCTTGGGTAATAAACCGAAGCGATACGGTGCGGTCCTTCCTGCGTTGGTACCCGTCGAGCTGTCCTACTGTCAAGAGTCGCATTCTAAGGCTTTAAATATTTGGAGTGCTACCTGTGGGACGATGGCGTTCCCGTATGCCTTTATTGACTCTCTGCGCCACTTTGGAAAGGTGATGCCGTCCAGCCTTTCGGGAAGCCCATCATCTCCTCCACAAAGAGGGGCGACAGTTGGGAAGTCTTGGAATTGTACTCGTGTCCCGGTTCCGTCGTGTATACGTTGCGCAGGAGGTTTTTGCGGGCCGGGTGATTGTCTATCGATGTCGGTGGATATGCCCCTTTGAAATCTGTCGCCGTTGGCGTTGGTAGCATCTGCTGCACCTGCGTCGCAAGGTTCGGCATGGTCGTCCCGTTGGGGTACTTCTCCATGCGTGCCTTGAACTTGTCGAGGTCCACCGGCTCCTCTCTGGTCGTTGGCGTAAGTAATAATACTTCCTGCAAACCCAACCCCCCCCGACCGTGTATGCACGGGCTGTTTGCTGTCTGTTTTCTTGGTGTGGGCAACAATCCAGATTCTGTCGCGGCGGTGCGGCGCGTTGACGCTTGCAGCAGGAAGTACAACCGGGCAGACTTCGTAGCCTTCACCTTCCAAGTCAGCGCACACCGTGTCGAGAACCATCCCTTCATTCCAACTAATGAGGCCGCGAACGTTCTCCGCCACGACATAGGTGGGGCGAGCCTCTCGTATGATTCT